CGGTTATAGCAGGACTTATCCTCTATAACCGCCTATGTTGATTATGAGCTATTCTAGCCCTTCTTTCAGCAATCTTATGTCTTTCACTATTCCTCTAGCAAATGCACTTAGGTGGTCACTTAGGTAGTCCACTTAGGTAGTCAATACCGATAAATTTAGGTGGTCACTTAGGTGGTCAAACCGTGTAAATTTACACGATTGGTCTGCTATGATGTTGCAGTTAGAAGAGTTATAAGATGCTCTTTTTGTTGTGAGTTGGTGGGGGTATTACTATACAAAACCAAATGCAAACTCTTTATATTCAAGCGAATACAAACTGTCTACAGGTTGAGATCCATGTGTTTTGACAGCATCTTATGGAGCATCTCGATTTGCTTATCCTTCTCAGCCATCTGTCTATCCTTTTCTCCCAGCTGTTCTCTGAGGGTCTCTAGAAGGGTGGTTACGCTCGTATTTCCCTCGGAGAAGGATCCACAGTTATCTAGGCAGGAATGGGTATAGGTCACCTTAGCTCCATCTTTAGCCATGACATTGGCTTTACCGCCAATGATGGAGGCTTGTGCTCTAGCAACATCCTCCTCTCCCGTAAGTAGCCAGTGTGCAGATATATCGGGGTAGGTACGGACTATGATGGATAAAATTTCTCCCCCAAATTCACTATACGCAGATTTTCCTCGGAAGGATGACTCTGAAACCCCCGTTTCAGAAAAAAAAGATGACAATCTTATCCCTTTATCATCTAGATACTTACGAACCCTACTCTTGATCGGTGCGATAAATTTATTCGTTTCCTCTTGCATCCGTAGAAATTTATGCGTTACTTTGCATTGTAGTTAAGTCTTTACGACTGTGTAAAGATAGACAGAATAGACATAGAGACAATGGACAAGGAAATGCTAGAGATTATCGGACGCATCCTCGAGGTGCTGAAGAATGGAGGCAAGGTACTTTACTGCATGGACGACTTTGGAGGACTCATCAGAGTCCTAATAGAGGAAGACGCCATCTTCAATCTGACCTTCCTTATGGGATGCGACCTCATCGAGAAGGAGTATGACGGCATCCTGCCTCACTGGGATGGCAAGTTCCCCGAGGGGTACGATTATGTGTCCTTCCTCTCGGAGGGTACTTGGGTATATCAATACGCCCTACCACGTATCGCATCACAATCTAAATAAGAACTATGAGCAAGAAAATCACCAAGGGTGAGGTTCTCACCAGCCTCCTCAACGCCATCTCCCAATGTGCCTACGTAGGCATCTATAGTAGCTGTGGCAAGACTCGGGAGCTGTACAACGGACAGAGCTTCTTCTTCATCACCTACCTCGGGCGAGGAGACCAGGAGTTCCTAGGGGAGAGACAGTCTCTCACCTATTGGGATGAGGAAGGCTTCCCCAAGGAGCATAAGATTTACCACTTCCGCAGTGAAGATGGTGTGATTACCGAGCTGGCTATCGAGACGAAGTATATAGAGAAGCGCTAAATATCAATCTATCATCCAATGAACGCAATGCAACGACACATCGAAGTCCCCTCAGATATCCGCAAGGGCATTATGCAGGAACTCGGCATCACGGAAGGCGGTCTCTCGCTTGCACTGAAGTACAAGCGTGACGGCGAGGACTCGCAGAAGGCACGACAGCTCGCCCTTGCTCAGGGCGGACAGGTGTACTGCACCATCCCTGAGTGCGAGACCATTCACGATGCCGATGGGAAGATGACGCAGGTCTTCCCCAATGGCGCACGCCTCATCATCGATAAGACGACCAGTGAAGGGCGCATCGAGTACAATGGACGTGAAGTGAGCGTCCACTATCACGTCACCATCAGTATGCTTGCAGGGCTTCAAAGCCTCGCCTCCAGCCTCTAGACCTATGCTTCAGCACTACGGAAAATCCATGGTGATAGACCTTGCCGACCTCATTGAGGATCGACGAACTTCCGATAACCAGTCCGAGTGCTTAGCTCCCGTCATTGTCTATGCAAACTACCAAGCAATGGTTCGCAGAGGCAAAATTCAGGTTGTGCGTCAGGGAAAAGGCAAAGGGAACTCTGCCCTCATCGACTACGATAGCTTGCCCCGAGAGCTTCGAGACAAGGTAGATAAGCGTATTGGGAGCGATGCCGTCCATGTGGCGGTACTCCGCAAATGGTTCAGCGACCACTACCAGCGAGATCGCCAAGCTCAAGAGTACTATCCCAAGCGCCTGCGGGAGCTTAACCTCACCCTCTCTCTTGAGCGCATAGCCCAGCTGACAGAGGAATACATCGTGAATGCGTCGGTACTACAGAGCGTACGGAGCTTGCAAGCGGACATACGCCTCTTGAAGCGAGTGATGGGAGGTAGCAAGAAGGTACGCTGGGAACAACTGGCGAGTGCTATCGGCTACTATCGTCAAGAAGTTGGGCATACGCTCCCACAGAGTGCCCCCCGCTTTAGGAAGGCACTGCGAGAGTTTGAGCAGAAGGGCTACGAAAGTCTCATAAGCAAGAAGTTCGGCAACCAACAGACTCGCAAGGTCGATCACGACACGCTCCGCCTCCTCCTCGCCATCGACAACGATGACACCCGACCATACAATAGCACGGTGGCAGACCGCTACAATGACTTCGTCGAAGGCTTGGTAGCTATCTACAATCCCGAGACAGGTGAGCTGTACGACAATCGCCAGTACAAGCCCCTCTCCGCCTCTACGGTTGCCTTCTACCTCAACACCCCCGAGGCAAAGGCACTCCGAGGTAAGGTGCACGATGACTATCAGACGTGGCGAGGTAAGCACCAGCCCTATGTGATGCGCAATCGCCCCACGATGTCCCTCTCAAAGATCTCCCTGGACGACCGAGACCTCAAGATCAAGGTCAACTGGAGGGAGCAGGGTATCAGCGAGACCGTCAGCCTGAAGATCTACGTGGCTTACGACTTGGCAAGCCAAGCAATCATCGGATACGCCTTCTCGGGGAAGAAGCGCCACGACATCTTCATCGGATGTCTACGCTCAACCTTCCGCACGCTTCTCTCCCTGGGGCTACCTTGCCCACATGAGGCGGAGGTGGAACAGCATCTGGTGTCGGACTTCCGCACATCGCTGATGGCGGATGGGGCACTCTTCCCTAAGGCTCTCTTCCTTGCCCCAGGGAACTCGCAGGCAAAGGGGGCTGAGCACTTCAATAGGCTCTTCAAATACACGATAGAGAAGGAGTACATACCGAACACGGGGCGACACTACGCACGTTTGGAGGCGAACCAGACCAGCGAAGAGAAGAGCTTCGACGAGCATAATGACCGCTTCAAGTCAAAAGTATGGGCTTACGAGGATGCCGTCGCCTTCTATGAGGGGCTGATACGAGAGTACAACAACTCACCGCACACGAATGAGGCATACTGGGGTGGGCGCACCCGCTGGGAAGTCCTCCAGGAGTCGGTCAACCCCGAACTAGCAAGCATCGATGAGCATCGCTTAGCCGTCTTGCTCGGAGAGCATCGGGCAACCTCGGTACGTCGAGGGGCTATCAAGGCGAACTACCGCTCCTTCGCACTGTCGCCCGAAGCCATCGGCAAGCTGAAGGATCGCAACGGCAAGGTAGATGCTTACTGGTGGGAGCAGGAAGAAGGACAGATGGATGCGGTCTACATCTACGAAGGTGGACGCTACATCGAGACAGCTGTCGAGGTCGAACGCTTCAATGAGGCGACGATCGAACAGACAGCGGAGGATCGCAAGAAGCTACACGGACAGCTACAGCGTGTAAAGTCCTTCGACACCTACATTACGGAGCGTCTCCCTGATAAGGCTCGCCTGCTGAAGGAAGAGACACACCGAATGCTTACTGACCTCGAGCCTCAAGAGGTGGTCACGCTACGCCGAGACGAGGATGGTGAGCTCCACGACGACAACGAAACAGAGGACTGGCTGGTAACCTCCCCCGAGGTGGATGACATCCGAGCAAGAGCGCTAGCAGACCTGTAAGAATAGTAATCGAACACTAATTAAATCAGATTAGAAATGGAGTACAACGGAAAAGACTACTGGACTCGAGAGGAGCTTATCGAGACGTTCGATGGAGGAGGGTTCAATGAACTGGACAAGGAAGGTGCCTTGGGTATCGCCCTATGCATCCCCGAGATCTACGATGGAATAGTCTACGACTTTGAGAGATTCAGCTCAAAAGTTAAGTCGGCACTGACGATGCAATCCTTCTGTCCCGACTAGCCATGAAGATGACGATGGTATTTGAGCCCTGCTATATGTGGGATGATCTCAAGAGGGTCTTTGGCGAAGAACGAGCCAAACGACTACGAAAGAGAGGCTCCTTTGGTAAGGCTTATAAGAGTGACAGTGGGGAGATCTACTTCGAGGAAAAGCACTTCACCCGCTGGGCAAAGAAACTAATCAAGGAATTATGGAACTAACGAAAGAACTCAAGGGGCGCACGCTCGAGGCAATACTCGCCGACCGTGCTAACTACCCCAGCGATAGCAAGCATGCGACTGCCCTCGGCATCTCCCCCAGTGTGTACAATGCTCTAAAGAAGGGAAAGCTCGAGAAACAGCTGAGTGAGACTGCTTGGCTGAGCATTGCCCGACGACTCAACGTGCCCCTGCGTGGCGAAATAGAATGGAAGGTCGCACCAACCGCCACCTATGACTATGTGACGGGACAGCTGGAAGCGTGTCAGGAGCGAAGTCTCTCTGCCCTCCTCTGCGACCTGCCGAATATCGGCAAGACCTTCTCAGCTCGGCAATACGCTCGGACGCATAAGAATGTCGTCTACGTAGACTGCTCTCAGGTCAAGACGAAGGTTCGTCTGGTTCGACAGATTGCCCTTGGCTTTGGCTTAGAAGCCAAGGGGAGGTATGAGGAGATCTACGCTAACCTCGTCTACTACGTCAAGAGCCTCCACCAGCCCCTGATTATCCTTGATGAAGCGGGAGACCTGCAGTATGAAGCCTTCCTCGAGCTCAAAGCCTTGTGGAATGCCTTGGAGAACGCCTGCGGATGGTATATGATGGGCGCAGATGGCTTGCGAGCAAAGATTGAGCGAAGCATCGACTGCCGAAAGGTCGGCTATACCGAGCTCTTCTCCCGTTTTGGAGATGCCTACCGCCAGGTGACACCGCTCGATGGGGAGGAACGCAAGAACTTTCTCCTGCGCCAGGTGGTCGAGGTGGCAAAGCTCAACGCCCCCGAGGGGGTGGATGCTGTTAGTCTTGCTCGAAAGTCGGGGAGCCTTCGTAGAGCTTACACCGAGATCGAGAAACTGAAACTACAAGCTGGGGCATAAGCTATGGAAAGAGCCTACTCACCTTCCGAAATCCTCAAGAAGAAGATCCCGAGCATCCCCTTTGAGGGGGTATGGCGTGACGCCTTCGGAGAGCCTGGACGTACAGGTGTCTGGCTCATCTGGGGAGAGAGCGCCAATGGGAAGAGCTCCTTTGCGATGCAACTGGCAAGAGAGCTGACTAAGCACGGTAAGGTAGCCTACAACTCGTTGGAAGAGTCCCTCTCCCTCTCCTTCCAAAACAATATGCGCCGATGCCGAATGGAGGAAGCTCGGGGACGCTTCTTAGTCCTCGACAGAGAGCCGATAGAAGCCCTTACCGAGCGCCTCAAGCGCCAACGCTCCCCAGACTTCGTCATCATCGACTCCCTGCAGTACACAGGTATGAACTATAAGGAGTACAAGAAGCTCAAGGAGCAATTCCCGAACAAGCTCTTCGTCTTCGTATCGCACGCCGATGGGGAGAAGCCCAAAGGGTCGACTGCTGTCAGCATCCAATATGATGCCGACATGAAAATCCTAGTACAGGGATACCGAGCAATATGCAAGGGACGATTCATGCCCGAATCAGGTAAGCACTACAGCATCTGGGCTGAAGCAGAGGTGAAGTACTGGGGGCTTGAAACAGAACAAGACAATGAACCTCAATACTAACTAGTAACTAAGAAAGAATTATGGACTACGTGATCTTGAGTACCCTCAGTGGGCTGGTCGCCCTGTTATTTTGTGATTTACTATCCATCAGACCTACAAGAAAGGAGCTAGAGGAGTGTAAAAGTAAGATTCAGGTGCTCGAAAAGGAGAAGATGAAGCTTGATAGCGACCTGATGGAAGCTAGATCCATCTGTTGCCTTTTGAAATTGATGAATGAGGTGGATGATGAGAAGCTAGAAGAGATGGGGAAAGAAAACAAGTCTCTGCGTCAGCAGAATGAGGAGCTTAGGAAGGAGCTCCTGGAGCAGGTCGATAATCAAACGGAAGAAAGCAATGGCAAAGCGTGATTCTTACGCTGTCTTCTTCGCCCTGCTCAAGAGGATGCCAGGGGCGACTAAAGAAGATCTGGTCGATCAGTGGACAGGCGGTCGCACCTCCTCCCTGAAGGAGATGACCGACCGAGAATACAATCAGATGATCTCGGCGCTTCGCTCCCAGGTGGATAACCTCGAGGAGAAGAAGAAGGCTCGATCGGCGGTGCTAAAGCAATTCCAACTGTACGGGATTGATACAACGGACTGGGATGCGGTAGATCACTTCTGCTCTAGTCCTCGCATCGCAGGGAAAGCATTCCGCCACCTCACCATAGCAGAGCTGAAGACACTCCGAGTGAAGATGCTTTCAATCCGCAATAAGGCAGAAAGGGTTGACGAAGCTAAGCGTCGTCTGGAGATTGCAGAGACGCAGACCAAAGGGCAGATACCAAGTTAAGACAACTAAACCACGCAATAACTAACTTAATAAACAGAAGTATGGAAGACGTACGAACCGTCCAAATGACGGATGCCGAATGGCAAGAATACCAATCTCTCAAGAGAGAGCAGGAAGAACGGGATAAAGCCCAGAAACGCAAGGCGGATAGGGAGGCTTACCGACGGCTAAGTGAAGAGGCAGTATCTGAAGTTTTCGTCGAGATCAAGCGACTTAATGAACAGATGCAAGCGACGAAGAAGATGGTTATGGAGCGCTTCTTGGCTATACTCAAGATGCGCGATGAAGCCTTCGACACCGACTCCAAGCAGAGCCAGTACTCCTTTGTCGACGAGGGGGTCACTCAGCGTATCATCATCGGTAGATACAAGAAGTATATGCACGACACTACGGCGGAGGCTGGTATCGAGATGGTGAAGGCATACCTAGAGACATTGGGTACAGATAGCGAGACTCAGAAGCTCGTCCGCATCATCCTTGACTTACTGAGCGAGAACGCCCAGGGCGAGCTTGAACCAGACAAGATCCTTCAGCTCGATCGCTATGCCGAGGAGTTCGGCTCAGAGGAGTTTGCCGAGGGGGTTAAGATCATCAAGGAGTCACTCATCTTCGACTGGACAAAGTATTTCTTCCGTGCGGAGGAAAAGAATGCAGATGGTGCATGGAAGAGCATACCACTGTCAATGATTAACGTCAACTAAGGTGTATATGCTAGAAAGACATCACCTGAGGCTCTCTGCTGAAGAGCTGTGGAAGAGCTGGAGCCCATCACGAAAGAGTGGTCATAAAGGGGATATTCTACATGCTTATACAGGTATTGGGTCTGTTTATCTCGAAGAGCATAAGCCTGAGGGTCTCTGGATCGTAAAACCCTGCTGGGAGATTGCTCGGTATGTCGCAAGGACAGAGCAACGAGCAATCCACCTTGCGGTATTGTCTTTCCTTCGGACACTGCGATTTGCCGTCAAGGATTTCATCTACCTGGCTAAAGTGAACGTAGATGACGATGCCAACGAGGAAATGTGTGACATCCTCGACCTACTGTCCCCCAACGAAGAAGAAACAGAAGAATACAGCTATGAATAAATGGTATTTATGCAAAGTTGCCTATGAGCGCCAAGCTGACGAGATGGGCATGAAGAAGGTAACGGAGAGTTACCTGGTAGATGCTTTGAGCTTCACCGAAGCTGAGGAGCGTGTTATCAAGGAGGTCACCCCCTTTGTCTCTGTCGGAGAGCTGGAGGTGGTGAATATCCGCCCGATGCGTCTAGCCGAGCTCCTCCTCGACGAGGAGTCAGGTAAGTACTATCGTGCGAAGGTGGATTTGACCACCATCGACAGTGCTGGGCAGGAGAGTAAGGTTGGTACGGCGATGGTCGTACAGGCAGACTCGCTCCTCGAGGGCACTAAGTCGCTCTTGGCGCATCTGGATAGTGGGGTGTCAGCCTACGAGCTGGTAAGCATCGGCGAGCTCGATATCCTCGATGTGTATCAATATGTAGCCCCGCCCGCCGAATGATTATAGCAGTAGACTTTGACGGTACGCTGTGCGAGAACAGATACCCTGATATTGGCTACCCGATGCCCCAGGCGATCGCCAGCATGAGGCGACTGCATGAGGATGGTCACTATCTCATCCTCTGGACATGCCGAACAGGTGAGCGCCTAAAAGATGCTATCAACTGGTTGCTCGAGCGTGGTATCCCGATCGATCGTGTGAACGACCATTGCCCCGAAAATCTTGCCAAGTACGGGGAGGGCGGGATGAAGGTCTATGCCGACCGATACATCGACGACAAAGCTGGCTTCACGTCTTGGTTTGAAGAGATGGAGAAGCTGGGCTACAAGGACTAAGCAGGTCAGGGGATAGGAGGAAAATTCTCCTATCCC